TTTGCCTTTAAGCCAATACCCGTCTACGTCTGGGTTTTCAACTAACTCGTGCATTTTTTCTAAAAATACCTGTTCGGCTATTTCGTCGGGGTCAAGGTACAATATCCAATCAGTATTTAGTCTATCTGCACACGCCTGTTTGCTTGGCTCACTATAGCCGTGCATTTTGTCCTGCCAAATATCAAACGGTATTTTACTGTTTTTTTGGTATTCCTGTAATATTTCCCACGTACCGTCATCTGACTGTTGGTCTGCTACACAAACCGCATCTACAAAGTTAAGTGTATAGTCTAAAAAGTTCTTTATTCTGGTTGCTTCATTACGCACAACACAGAGTAAACCAATAGTTTGTTTCATTTGTTTCTCCTTTTTTCCCAAACCTTATAACCCACCTTATCAAAAACCATATGACAACTACGACAAAGTTCTTTCCAATCATCTAAATCTCTTTTGTACTTACCACTTATGTTCGCCCACTCAAATATATTACTTTTGCCCTTACATTTAGGGTTTGTACATTTACTTGCTTTTCCCACTTCCCTTTCAACCCAAGTATGCAACGCACCATAACCAACATTATTACCTTTCCATTTTGGGTGTTTGTCCCCTGTATAGGCAATACCTTTATGTTCTCTGCAATAAGTGGCATTATATCTTGATAATTGTTTACCGCATATTTTACACTTTGGTAACCCGCCTTTCCAAGCATTGCTTTTTTCCTGTGTTCTTCCTATTTTCCAATCGCTGTAGTTATTCATTTCATTTAATACTACCACAGTCCTCGGCTGGTATAAAGAACTTATTGTTTGCATATATTTTTTATTTCTATCGGGTGTGAACCCGTATACCTTTCTACAGTACCTTTTCCGTGCGTCCATTGTGTTTCCTGCCCCTCTTTCCAGTCCGACCAAGTATCTTTAACTGTTAGCTTTGTGTCACGTGTGGCATAAAAGTCCAGTTTGGCTTTTATATCCTCAACGTCTTTCATAGCTCCGTAATGGTGTAACTTAATACTATTATCTAATATTCTGTGGTATTTGTCACCTATACGTGTACCACTTACAAGTGTTGGCTCACTTGCGTGTTGCTTGATTTCAAGCCCTTTCTCGGCAAACCTAAAACACCTAAACAAATTGCTTTCCCATTGGCTACCTACAGCTATCCTATCTAACGACTTCCAAAAATGTAGGTGCTTAAAATAAATAACACCTGCATTGGGGTTTTCACGCATTTTCTTAACTAATTTACGCCAATAATAATCACCCCACACTCCGTCCCCGTCAACAAACAAGCCCCAACCTGTCTGGTCGGATAAATCAATACATTTCTGGCGTAGTGCTTCCTTACCGCTAACCCAGCCCATTTGTTCGTATATTATATTTGGGTACTCTTTCATTACCTTGCGTATTTCCTGTTCTGTGTTATCAACGCTTAAACCTTTTTCGTTAGCACGTTTGTATCTTCTGTCAGCACCCTCTACTACAATTACCTTATCTACTTCTTTACGCTTACATACCGCACGTAATGATGCACCTATGAACTTTTCCTCATTCAAAACAATAAACATAGGTGTTACCTTTAATTCCTCGTCTTTTTTCCTAATAGGTTTAACTACGTTTAACAACTTATCCTGCATAACTTCAAAGTAATGGTCTGTTTTAGGTGTTAACGGCTCACTACCAATAGCAAGTCCTAACTTGTCCTGTAGTTCCTGTTTATCAAAACACTTTGCCTTATACATACCCTCGTCGTTGTAAATATCTTGTATAGCTGGTAAGTCATAACAAACAACTGGTATGCCCATTGCCCGTGCTTCGGTAGCCCACATACCAAACCCCTCAAAATGTGAGCCAGATAGCACACATTTACTTTGTGCCAGTAGCTTGAACTTTTCTACGTCCGATAGCTGGGTATGCACCACAACCTTGTCAAAAGGAATACCTAATGCTTCTACTTTGGTTATTATGCCGTTATCTTCATTAGTTATTATATGTAACGTGTGGTCACGGCTAAATGGCTTAAATGCCCACAATACATCTAAAAAGCCCTTTCTTGGGTGGTTACGTGAACAGGTAACTATGTGGTTACCCCGCACACGTTTGGTACGCTTGTCAAACAACTCAATCATTCTACTATTAACTGCTGGGTGTAGTGCTACTATGTATTTCTTATCAATACCGTACCATTTAGCCCAATCATCAATGCTGTTTTCCGTTAGTACAATTAGCTTGAAATCAACCAGCTCGTGTAAATGCTTGTCTAAAAAGTCCTTTAACTCGTAGTCCCTTTCCAACTCGCTTTTGGTACAAACATCGCTATTTTCTACCCAACTTGGTGGGTCAAACATAGTTATATAAACAGGTTTTTTGTATTTAAGCCCCAAACGTAAAGCACACATACTTGCTTTGGCGGGGCTACCAAAGTACGCATTAGCTTCAACATCTAATATACTAAAAGCATTTGCACCCATATACTTTGGGTTGTCGTGTCCTATTATTCTAACTTCGGGCGTTTCGTATAAATCAAAATCATTTCTAAATATAGGCAATTCGTTAGTGTAAATAACTGTTTTTAGTTTGGATTCAGTTAACATTAACGCCTGTAACCAACTGTGGTATCTACCGCCAGAATAAAAATGTATATCCTCTGTTAAAAAAGCCACATCAGGTTTATCGTCTGGTATTACCTTACTGTTTACTTCCTTTAATACCTTTGCCAACTTTTTAGCCGAGTGTTCTGCTGTCCAGTTTTCTTTTACCCATTTAGCACCCGCCTTACCTTTTGCCCGTGCTTCGTCTTGGTGTTCATATACATAACGCATTTGCTTTTTAAGTGATTCTAAATCGGGTTCAATCATTCTACCCACATCGCTGGGTGCATAGTTTGAGTATACTGCTGGGCAATCGCCGTTAATGTCTATTTCATAAAAATAATCGGGGTCAAAGTATTCCGACATACCACTACCATTAGGTATTAGTGTTGGCAGTCCTGTTGCAAGTGCTTCTAAAGGTGTAAGCCCAAAACCCTCACCCCTACTTGGGAATACAAATGCATCTGCTTGGGATAACAGGTCACGCATTTGCTGGTAATTGTATTCGGCTTTTATTACATCTATGTTAGGGTATTGGTCTTTTAATAATGGGAACGGTGGTTTACTGTGTATGGTTTTGAATATCATTCTAACTGGCTCGTCAATACTGAACTCTTGGGTAAACGCCTTAAAAACCAAGTCAAAGCCCTTTCTTATATTAAAAGCGTTGTAATGTAAAAAGGTAAACACATCGTGTTTTTCCCGTTCAATGTACTTATATTCTTCGTGGTTATACCCCAAAGGTACTACTATTGTTTCTATGCCACGTGTGGCAAACATTTCTTGGCAGAACTCACTTGGAACAATTACCTTATCGGCTCTTTTCAAATGTTTAACCCAACTTGTAGGTATGGTGGTACTTTCAAACATTGAATATATTACTTTAATGGGTGTTTTTAATCGGTCTGCAAATACAGGTGTGTAGTAACACAATCCTATATTTTGCCCGTCGTTTTTCTTGCTAATATTAACACCGTGTTGTTTTAGGTGTTTCATTAGGTATGCTTGACTTTGCCCGTACCCGTCGGGGCGGTCAGTAGAGGTTAACAAATATACTGGTAAACCAGTATTTGTATCTTGTTTATTAATTGTCTTGGGCTGTTCATCTACTAAAGTAAAACCACGCCTTAAAAGCTGTTCAACCTTACTGCTTGAAACACCCACGATTTGCCCAGATGGATTTCTGATAAGCATTATTTAGTTTTTCCTAATGCCAGAGTGGGGTGTGACTATTATCTAGAATAGAACCCCACAAGGTGTGTCTGGTAGTCTTATTAATGACATTTATACACACTCAACCCCCGCTTCCCTCTTGGTCGTTGGGTTACCTTAATCCCCCAGACAGGATTTATTCAGTCATCTGGCAATTAAATTATATCAGTTGGGTATTAGATATACAATACACAAAACGCCCCACTTTTGAAAGTAGGGCGTAATGCTTTATTCAATTGTTAGTACCTTACGCATCAACTGCGGGTTGGTGTGAGATAGCAACCATTAGTTCAGGTCTAACTGTCTTAACTCCGTAAAGGATATCAAGCGTACATTGTAAACCTAAACCAGACTTATCGTATCCAATAGTGCTTCTGATAGCCAAGCCACTCTCTGCGTCTTGAACAGTCATTTGGCTTACGCCATTTCCGTTACCCCAGTCAGGTAATGGTCTAACTGCCAGAACAAGTGCATCGCTACCATATACAAACGGATAGTAAGTATCAGGTGAAGTATCTGTATCAACACCTACAACTTGTGATTCAAACAAGTTGATACCTGCTAGTTTAGTAACGGAAGCGTCCAAAAGGGGCTTATTGTTACCAAACTGACTTGCGTCTTCAATACCCGACTCGTTCAATATTTCCTCAACTGCGTACTCGTCAAGCTGTACGAACATAGGTGCGAACTTGGGCAACTTGTTAGTTACCAATTCTCTCCTAGCTCTTACCAACGCTTCTTTCCAACCGTCAAAAGACGATAGGGCTATTGTAGTACCTGCATTAGAGTACTCATCTGCGATATCCTGCTCAACTTGCTCTGCTATTACTGCTACTGCGTCCCTAATGTATGCTTCTAGTACGTTAGGAATAGACACGGCTTTAGCAACGTCCTCAATAAGGAAAGTTACCTCTTTGTGTTTATCTAACACAACCTGTACCACATCATCATCTGGTGCTTGAACAGTAACGTTGGTTTTAGCGGTTTTATCATTAACAGATAGTGTACCCCTTACTGGAATATCTAACGTAGTACCCCTTGATGCAAAATCGCCAGAAAAGTCTTTTCTAACGGTTCTTGCAAGGTTTAGGTACTTTCTTAAATAATCAAGTCCCTCGTTTGCTGACCTAACCATTATTTCAGGTATATGATTAGCAAGTTCGGTTTGTCCTACTGCTGTATATGCCATATTATTTTTTCACCACCTTTCAACATTTGGTGAGTTGTTAGGTGGTAATGCCACCCAACTTACTCGTTATAATTAATTCGTCCTTCTTTTTTTGCTTTTTCAATTTCTTCCTTATGCTCGGTATACCATTTGTTGTCCCTTGACTGTCTTTCTATTTCTGACCACTTCCAAAACTGTGCCTTACTACCTGTATCGGCTGTGTTTGGTGTACCGATGTTCTTTTTATCGGGTTCTGCGAGTAAGTATGGTTTAGCAGTTAATAGTTCTGCAACTATTTGGTTGGCGTTTGCTATGTTGCCCTCTGCATCTAATTGAATAGTGTTTAGGTCAACCAAGCGTACAACGTCATCAAGGGCTTCCTTACGTACGCCCTGTGCAACTGCCTGTGAAATAACAGCTTGTCTTTTCGTCTGATTAGCGATTTGCTCTTTCAAGCTCTCGTTTTCAGCTTGGTACTTGTCGGCAAGTTCCTTAAACGCTTCTTTTTCTTTTAACTTATCTTCTTCGGCTTTGGCTTGGTCTGCTTTTAGCTTTTCAAGTTCCTTTGCTTTTGTAGTTAAGTCCTTAAAGCGTGGGTGCTTAAACGCAAGTTCCCATTGTTCATCTGTTAATTCTACTTCTTCGCTTTTAGATTGACCCTTCGGTTCTTTAACGTCTTCCGTAGACGGGGTTTCTTCTTTTTTGTCTTCCATTTTCAAATCACCACCTTTCACTTGGTAACGGGGTTGTGTCCCCGTAAAGTAGCTTATATGTATATATTATATCCTTAATTGGTCAGGTAATGCAATACCCGTGTCAAACTGTTGGAACTCAATGTGATATGGTAAAAGTCTGTGTTTGCAGTTAGGGTGAAACAGCCCGTTCCTTTCAGCTTCATCTACTGTAACATATCCCTGTGTAGCACCAGACATTGATAATACCTGCCCATCGTAGGGCGAACACATATCACAACCACCGCCGTGACTACTAACCTGTACTAAATCGTACCCTTCCATTTTCAAGCGGGTAGTCATTGCTAAATTAGTTACCTCACGTGTGCGGGTACGTGCCAACATTTCTGCATACACATCTAACTTCCACTCCCTACCGCCTTTATCAACAATAGCTGTAAAGTCCTTTGCTAAATCATTTATTATTCTGTCTTTTAGTTCTTTTAGAGTAGTGTCCTGTAACCTGTCTTCAATAAATATGGCTTCTAA